GAAGAAGAACAACTTACCGATAGGAAGGTTCATAGCTTGAACTGAAACGATATCGTTAGCCAATAACTTAGAGAAAACTCTTCTTACGATTGGGAAAACAACTGTTTCGAATGAACCTGAACTGTCAGATGAAGCTGCTTCGTTTATCAAATGAGACGCTTGGTTTTCATACAACTGCGCCATATTTTCTTTTACGTGGCCTTTTAAGCCTTCGAGGAACCCTAACTTGTCCCACTTATTGATTGTGTCTTCCTTGATAACCTTAAGGTGCTTAAGACCGATGTTACCAACGAGACCTGATTCTAATAATGCTCCCATTTTAGTATTATTTTAAAATTATTTTATTTTATTCATTAAATCCCTAACTCTTTGGAATTGAGGATTTTCATAAGTCTTACTCTCTATTAAATTAGTTGAGGAACCTTTAGTTGGTGTACTGTTGATTTTTCTGTTAACTGTTTCTGTAACAACTTCCTGTTCCTTACTTCCTAACTCTTCTTTAAGAGTTTTGTATAGAGACTTAGACTCTTTTAAAGATTCGACTGAATCAAATCTTCTTAAGATATTTATCTTTTCTTTCTTAGTGGTCGAATTTTCTGTGAATAGTCTTGTGGCGTAAGCCAAGTTCGAATTAAAGACAGCAACTTCATTAAGTTTTTCTCTAAAGACGTTTAGTGCCTTACGGTACTCTTCATTCTTTTCTCTTAATTGTTGTACCTCATCTTTTAAATTTTTGTTTTCAGATTCGTTATTTCTTGTTAAGCGCTTAGCATATCTCTCAGTTGGTTCAGACCTTCTAACTTGTCTTCTTAACTTAGCGTGACTTCTTTCAGCAACTTCACCTTCTTCTTCACCTTCGGAGTATTCTTCTGCAGTTTCATCTCCTTCAGTTTCTTCTTCTTCAGACATTTCTTCTTTGACTTCCTCTTCTTCAGAGTATTCTTCAGTTGTCTCTTCTTCTGATGAATCTTTTCTTCTGTCTAAGTTTTCACCTTCGTTCCACTCTTCTGTAGTTTCATCATCTAATTCAATTTCATAGATGACCTCTTCTTCGATTTCCTCATTGTTGAGGTCTTCATCTGAAATTACTTCGTCAGATTCTTCAGACTCCATTTGTATTATGTACTCACTATCAGTTTCAGTGTCGGTTAATTGAATATCGTCATCATCTTGAGTAACGATAATACCGTCCTTTTCACCCATAGCTTTAAATACTTTCAATACATCATCATCTGATGCACCTGTTAAGTCTAAAGGTAGTAATTCTTCTCCGTCTTCGACTTCGAGTTCATCAGGTAAGTCAAGGTCCATTTCCATTTCTCCCTCATCACCTAACTCGTTATCTGACATATCATCAACATCTAAAAGATCTAAGTCTTCTAAGTCGTCATCTGACATGTCATCTACCATTTCATCTTCATCTTCCATGTCCTCAACATCTAATTGTTCAGTCATTTCTGTTTCAGAGTCTTCAACCTCGTCTTTTCCTGGTTCTTCGACAAAAGATTCTTTTACTAATTCACTGATTTCTTCCTTCATGGTAGAAGCAAGTATTCCTTTTGCATTTTCAGTAAGAGCTTCTTGCAAATCTTCCATTTGCAATAATGCCTCTTCTACTAATGATTTTTTTTCTGACATATTATTTTTGTAAAATATTGTTTATTTACATATAAATATATCATTTGTTAAAAAAGTGTTTTTTTTATATCATTAAGTAAAAAAAAATCGGGATAACCCGATTTTAATTTTTTCGCCTTTAGAGGCGAAATTTATAATTTTCGTATCTATAAACGAAATTACTCGTAGACTTCGTCTATTTTACTTTCAACACAGGCAGTAATCCTCCAATCATAAACAAAATCTTTAAAGTTTTCAGTTACTTTAGCTTCAACATCTGTAACATTGTAACCTTTAACTAATTTTTCTTCTCTTATTTTTTTAATTCTACCTGAGTTTTCATCGGGTAAATCATACTGCACTTTTGCGACAAAAAATTTTTCTTCCATTATAAAGTTTTTAATAGTGTTTAGTGTCCTAAATAATCGGTTAATTTTTTCATTAAGTCAACACTTCTATCTAAACCTTTACTAATAGTTATTTTTTTATCTTCAGATTCTACACTTTCATCATACTTCATTCTATCACCCCTATCTTTATATAGGTAAGCGCCTGGTGTGGACGGAGATGCCACAAGGTCAAAACAAATTAATTCAAAATCATCCTGAACCTCGTTTTGTTCCCCCTTCTTTATTAATGAACCAACACCACGAGATGATACACCCATAGTTACACCTTGTCTCATAAGGTTAGCAGCTTGGTCACCAGGACAAGATACCACTCCACCATTATGGAAACCTGGAGATGTCAATAATTGTATCTTACCCATTAAGACATTATCTTCCCACCACATCTCATTTATTATGTGTGATACTCTGTCTAAATCTATTAATGAAGATTCGGGGTGATTTAACTCAGATATTGATTGACCTTTCTTTATTATATCTTGATATTTTTCAGCCTCTCTCCTCAATATTTTTTCAGGATAAATTCTACCGTTTCTATTCGGTGTGTCGAATTTCTGTAATGTCGCATAGAACACGAATGGTTTAGAGTGGTCTAAATCCCCATAAGATTCTTCTATAACCTTTTTGTTTCTTTTGTCTTTAGGGTCTATGCTTCCAGCATCCCACTCGACTAATATACCTTTACCGGTATCTTTAGGACCTAATACTTTCATAAAATTCTTTTTTTATAAATATATCAAGATATTTCTTTTGACCTTTTGGTATTGTTAAATGTTAAATGTTTTGAATTTTTAAAACAATCTATATACACATCATTCACAATATTTTTAATCTCATCTCTTAACTCTTTTGATTTAAAATCTATATGCTCTTTAAGATATAAAGTTATTTCTAAATTCATAAAACTTCTCTTTCCCATTTTCATACCACTACTCCTTAAATCTAGATCAACTATATTAAAATTCTTAAATAAATCATTATTAATACTATGTAGTAAAACATGTTTTATGTTTCTACATAAAGTTCCATTATATCTTTCCCAGTTTGTGATGTCTATCTTTGGTTCTACCCAAGAATGTAATACAATATATACACTTTTTAAATTTTTATAGTCTACAGTACCATATGTACACTTTATATTTCTAAATAAATTTAATTTTGACGTTTTCCCATTTTTCATAAATTCTTTATATATTAAACTTTTATTTGTTTTAGTATAATATAAGAATCGATACACTATTTGTCAAAAAAACATATATTTATAATATATAACCAATCTTTTATGTTAATAGTTAAAGTCAGAAATAAAAAACAAATAGACAAGGCTCTAAAAGAGCTTAAGAATAAAGTCTATGACACTAAGCAACTAAAAGAGATACACAATAGAAAAGAATATAAAAAAAAATCTCAAAAAAAGAGAGAGAAGAAAAAAAAGGCTATCTACGTTAATAAAAAATTTAAAAACGATTAAACAACCTTTTTTTAAGATTCTAATATATTTTTTATTATGTTTTTAGATTTCTCCTACTACTTGTGGAGGGTTACCACCATCGTTTACTATTAACCTACAGCTAAATATAGATTATTATTAGATTGAATATCACTAATCACACCTGTGATATCTAAACTTTTATCAAAAAAATTATTATAAAACGATACCAAATCAGAATCGTTTATAAATTCACGTATGGTAGGAATATAATCTTTTGACCATCCACCGGCATAATCTGTTTCAAGAGGTGGTTCAAGTCCTGCATTATCAACTGGTTTATTAGGTATTTTATCTTTTTCAGATTGTGGTGGTTCATTATAAATAAATAAAAGGTACCCTCCTTCTGGTGGGTTTTCTGAAGCATAAAACCCACTGGTATTTGTTGGTCCATAAGCTGTACTCCCTATATTATTTGCGACATAAATATAACCCTTTCTTTGTGTACCAGGTAAATTTTCTACCTGAGGTAAATATTTTACGTATATTGACATAATTAATATTTATTTTTGTTTTATTGTAAATTTTTCTACAGTAGCGAATCCTAATCCCGCACCTACTATATATATCATACTATCCCACATAAACTGAGGTAATTTTATTTCAATAAAGATTGATATAATAAATGCTATTGATAAACAGATAAACGCCATAACAGTAATTAATCTTTTCGATGATTTTTGTCCGTTAACATCTTCAAAAACTGAGTTTAAAAATTCTTTCATATTCTCTCATTTAAATCTTTAATAGTATAAAGAGTTAAATAAGAGTACTTACTTTTGTTTAGTTTATTAATGGTTTCGGTTATTTTGGTTTTTAACTCCTCGTCATTACTGGACGATAAATTAACTTCTAACTTTTTTATTACCTCATTTCTTGTTTCATCAATTTCAGTAACAAGATCTTTTTTACTTAATGAAGTAATACTTTTTAATTCACTGATTACACTTTCATCTAATTGATTTAAGTGTTCATTTAATTTTTTATTTGTTATTTTTAAGGCTGATGAGAGAGGTAAGTTTATAACTTTATTCTCTTTAATATCAGTCTTTTTAGTGATTACATCAAGTAAATTACTCTTACTTTCAATTAAGTTTTCTACTTTTCTAACATTATCACTATCATAAATTTGACAATCTAAATCCTCATATAAGTTTTCTACTCGATCTCCAATCTTATTGTTTAACCATTCATTAATCTTAACAAGATTTTTTTGTTCTGATAATAAACGACCTCTCAAAATTCTTGAGGTTTCACTTAAATACATATCTGCCTGACTCTTATCAAATCCTTTTCCTTTATATATTTCATCGTATATATAATAACTTTCAGATAAAATAGTATTAGAAAGAATATTTTTCTTAAAGTACTTTAAGTTATCCGAAAATGTATCCGTTTTGTAACTTTCAACGAATAAAGATTCAAATCTAGACTTTATATTACCAAATCTAATCATTTTCTTTTTTTATATAAATATTAGTCTTTAAGTAAATTGTCTAGTTTTGTTTCTATCTCCCCCAAAGATTGTTTACCTTTTGATAAATCTAAAGTTAAATTACCTCCTATCATATCCTCCTCAAGTAATAAGTTTAAATCTTTATCATTAATAAATGATTCGGGTGTTATATCTCCTCCCGTATCACCTTCAGGGGTTTCTCCACCTAAGTCACCACCTAAGTCACCTGCTGGTGGTGGAGGCATATCACCAGTTAAATCATCACCCGCTTCACCACCATCCGTAGTAGTTGTATTGTCACTTTCTTCGGGTTTATTTCCGTATAATTTATCTAAAGTGCTAAATATCCCTGTCTTTGTTATAACCTCTGCGGTTTTTTCAAGTTCACCTGCAACTGCCTTCTCGATACGTTGTTGTTGCATGTCGAGTTTAACTTCTTCATCACTAAACCCTAATATATGTTTCTTAGCCCAAGAAGATGATACAGGTAATATACCATTACCTGGATCAGTGACAGAATCTCTATACAATTGAATCTTTTGTTGCCACTGTTCAACTTTTAATAAGTCAGCTTGTGTTGATGGATTGGTTAAACCTAAAGTAAAATTATACAGTTCGTCCTCAAAACCTAATAGATATAAGTGTATAATTGCGATTTTATTTAATTCCTGAATAATAGATTTTTGTATTCTATTAATTGTTCTGGCGAATCTGATATCCTGTAAAGCTAAGTTTTTACCATCACCTACAACTTCCTCAAAACCTAAAAATGCTTTGGGAACCCTTAAAGCTGTTAGTAATTTTTTCTGTATGTACTCAATATCGGCAATTTCTGATAAATTTTGAGCACCGGGTAAAGTGTCGATTGGGCTCGGAGCATTAGGATCTCTAACAGGTATAAAGTAATCTTGGTCTACGGCCATCTGATTGTATCTTAAATCAACATTACCATTAGTCGGGTCCGCAATTTGGTCTCTCTTAAACTTATTAGCAACTCTATTTACGTAAGGTTCTACATCCTTATCATCCATATTACCAACAAAAACTTTAAACACCCGTCTTTCAGGTGCTCTTGATGTTCTATATATTAACATAGCGTCTTCCGCTAAGATTAATTGTTTCCATATACGTCTACCTTTTTCTAACATAGAAGTACCATAAGGTAATTTTCTGTCATCACCAAGTAATCTAAAATGGGCAATTTCCCAAGTGTTAAAAGTCATGTCCTTATTCTGCCATAAAAACTTTAATGAGTCAGCATCTGTGTCTGAAGTATTACGGTCAGGTTTTATCTTCATACCTCTTTCTTGTCTACTTATTTCTATATTAGGTAATTGTTGAGCACCCATAACACCTTTATCTGGATCTAATTTTAAGTAGACAAAATTATCACCATATTTACAAGTATTTCTAATCCACATAGGTAGATTAGTATTTATATCTAATTTGTTATTAAACAAATCCGCAAGAATAGATTTAATTCTGTTACTCTCAGAATAAATTTGTAATATATAACCATCTTCGTCAGGTGTTGTAGATTCTTCAGAGTATATATCTAATGCCGCAGATATTTCAGGAGTATACTCCATACTCTCATAATCATAAAAAGAAGCTAATCTAGTTGGTTCATAATAAACGGATTGAGAATATAAATTATTCTCTACTTTTTGCCATTGCTGACCTAAGTAAAGTGTTTGTTGGGCTTGTAACTTTTCTCTTTCGTATTCTTGTTTACTATTAGTTTTTAAAATTTCTTTTTTATCAAACTTGTAAGTTGGGTATTGTTGGTCCATAGTAGAGTCAGGACCAAAAACACGGTTAAGTCTTTGCCAAACTGTATATTTATTGTTATCTGCCATAAGATAGTTTTTAGATAAATATAAACCTTACTTAAATTAGGTAAAGGTTATCTTCTAATTCCACCAAATAACCACCCGTATTGTTCATAATCAGTTTTTGTTATACCACCAGGTCTCCTATGGTCATTATTTGGCATTACAGGTAAACCAGGGTTAAAGTCTCTTGAAGTGTTTTTAACGGGTGTTTCATTAACCATCCAACTCTCCATCATCGCCTTAGTTTGTTCTGTAACCTTTTCTAATTGAGTGAATGAACTTTCTCCAACATAAATCGCCATTGCCATAGCCATAATAAGGTCGTCGTGTTGTCCTTTTATGTGGTCAGGTCTTCCATTTATATAAACAAAAGTATTTAATTCATTCATTAATCTTGATGAACGAACGAT